GAACTTCAGACAAGTTGCCGTCGCCGATTTGATAACCGCCTGCGCCGTTAGGGAGTGCCATGATAAATTTCCTTTAAAAAGATTTTGCAAAAGAAGGGGCCGAAGCCCCATCCAGATTAGCCCCACAGGCGAACGCCCATTTGTGGACGGATTGTGCTGTAGCCGTACAACACGTCGATACGGCAAGGCATACGATCGTTGTTGATGTCGTACTGGCGAACCACGCGCAAGCTGATACCGTTGTGAACAGCACGAGCAGCCATGTCAACACCTTGTGGCAACAGCAAGTCGGCTGTAGCGAAGGTGATGGCATCTTTGTGGTATACCAAGTTTTGAGCGTATTGAGTAGACGATGCACCCACGAACACCACAGCGGCGCTAGCGACTGGGAAAGCGTTCACAGTTGCCAAGGCGTTAGATGCGGAGTAGATAGGAGCCACAGTCACAGTGATGGCAGTGCTCACAGCAGTTGCGTCAGCCAAGGCCACGAACTGGAACAATGAACCAGTAGATTCACGAGTTTGTGGGTTGACAGCGTACACGTCAGCGATAGTGAACACGTCACCAGCCTTGACAGTCACGCCAGAGCCAACAGTCAATGCCAAGCTAGTAGTGCCTTCAGCAGACACAGTAGTTGCCACAGAGTTGCCAGTAGCGCCGCGAGTACCAGTTGTGAACTGCTTGATAGATTGAGACATGTTGATTTCTTCGAAGCCCAACACGCCAGTGCCCATCATGCCGTTCTTGAATTGCTTGCTGATAGTGTCTGTTGGATTGAACAGACCTTTCATGCCTTCAACCAAACCAGCGTTAGCAGCAGGGTTCACGGTAGCGTAACGTGGAGACATCACAGCAGCGTTCTCGTTCAACTTTTGTTGGGCTTGCAACAAGACCAAAGAAGTGGAAGGAGTGGTGCCGGGTGTACCAACAGAGTTACCGATGGTTTTGTATGCGTTCGCAACGTCAGCGTCGATGCTCGATGCCAACTGGCTGATACGAGGCTTCAAAACGCGCTCTGCAAAGTCGTCCAATTGCATGGTCAATTCAGCAGATGTGAAGTTCACGCCGATGTGCTTTTGTGAAGCAACGGTCAAAGTTGTGTACTGTTCGTTGTCGTCTTGAACTTGCAAGGCGGCGCCGTCAGTCACCAGAGCGCGGTCGGGTAAACGGATACGCAATGTGGAACCGATCTTCGCACCTTCGACAGCGAAGCTGTCGTCGTATTGGCGGTTCACGTTACGGGTCAACACAAGGTTGTTTTCAAGAATCTCGAGACTCTTGCGGGTGATCATGTCGATCGTTAAGATGGTGTTTGACATTTGAAGTCCTTAAAAAATTAGCGGATGCGTTGTGCTTCCCACTTTTTAATCTGACGAAGGCGCTCGGCTTCGATCCAATCCGAGGCGTTCATGGTCTTGATCGATCGAGGATCGGTCGTGTCATGACTCGGACTTCCTGAAGACCGCGCAGTCACCGGACTAATAGGTGTTGGCGCAGAGGTTGTCTTTTTGACTGGGGGATTATCTGACAGTTTTGCCTCAATCTTCCCAATCTCTTTCGCTTGCAAAATAGGTGGCAAATTGGCAATGCGTTCAGCTTCCTTGGGGTTCGAACCCAGCCAATAGGCTAGATCAGGACCATTTTCGGATGCCTGAATTGATTCAGCCATAGCATTTGTGATTCGCAGCTTGGGGTTATAGACCACTTCTTCAAAGTCGTCGTACTTATCCCGGGCCTTTTCCTCAGCTTCGCTATACGCTTCAACAATTTGAGCCTGCTGTTTCTGGAGTTCACGTTGAGCCAACAATTCTTCAGCCTTGCGGAGCGCCAATGCTTCAGCATAAGCGTCAGGACTTTCAAAATTGTCAATCGACGGGACTTCCTTTGGTACAGCTTGCTTGGCTTGCAATTCTGCTTGCCGAGTGGCTTGCTCACGTTCCCATTTGCGCTGTTCTCTTGCGAGGCGCTTACCAATAGCAGCATCAAGTTCCTCTTGCGTGAATGTTTTCGACGCAGGGGTCTCAGGCTGGTTATCAGTTACTTCCGGCGAATTTGCTACAACTTCAGGGGCAGCCGTTGCTTCCTGTGCTGGCGCGGAGTCTACTTCCGCTAGGTTTTGGACTTCATCAGTCATTTATTGAATCCTTGGATTCCCCGGTGAACCTCACCGGTAAGGTTTTTGATTACAGCATTCGAGTGACAACGCGCTGACCTGCCGTAAGGCCGGTTGCAAACGTGATACTCGTTGTGCTGGTCTCAGTATAGTCTACGTTGTACTCTTGAACAAGTCCATCGACAATAACCATCAAATAGCCACCAAGGCCATAAGTCGGCACGGTGAATACAGTTTGTCCGGCTGTAGCAACAGTCGGTGAACTTTGGACGCCTTGAATGGTGTTGACACCATCGGCAGTCCAAATTAAATTGTCTAATGAGTCTTTGAGTACCAAAGTGTAACGAGATGGACCAAACCACACACTTGCCTCACCACGCGAGTCCAAAATGATGGGATTGGCGTTGGTGAAATTACCAGTGCTGTCGGTATAGGTGGCCGCAGGAACCGTAGTTCCGCTTTCGTAGGTGTACAGCTTGCCGCCGACAAGGGGCACACCCGCAGCAGTAAAAAACTGCATTTTGGGCGATGGGCTAAGTGTGACTACTTGAGGCATGATTAAGGGGCGTCAGGCCAATTAATTGTCTGAGGAAAACCAGACTGCGCGGTGATGTCACGAAGTGCTTGGCGGTAAGTTGCCCACGATGTGCCATTCACTGGCGCATCAGACAATTGAGTCCAATCACTTGCGGCCAACAAATCATCGCGTTTTGCGCGGGCTTGTTTTGCCAATCGATCATTTTGACCTGCGGCATACGCTGCTTCTTCCGCATCCCATGCTGCTTCTTCTTCAGCCGTAAAAGCAATGTTGCCTTCAGACGTTGCGTGATATCGTGTCATGTTTGCTCCTTAAGACTTAACAATTCCGTACAAACGGAAAGTGCCGGAAATATTGCTACCACCACTTGATTGAAATCGAAGACCAGTCAATGCTTGTGTTCCGGTATTTAAACCTGCACCTGTACATGTTTGCACAATACCCGAATCATTAATTGATGCGCCTGTGAAATACACAACCTTCTGTAATGTTGTGCTAGATGGATTATTTATGTACAAAGAAGATGCGCCACATTCTGAAGCAGCATTTCCTATCTGTTGCAAAATGCGAACACTGGTTCCAGCATTGTCATTGTTGCCGACATACGATGTTGAATTGCTTCCGGAATACGACAAATGATATTTGTAATTTGCACCAGTGTCGTAAGACCCGTTAATTTTCATTCGAATATCAAGAGGATATCCATCCAGCGATGTTTTGACATCAGTTGCAAGAACCAAATATGTTTCGTATGTACTGTTGAATGTAGTTTCCATGTCTACTGAAGCCACATTTGAAGCTGTGACAGTGGAAAGATATACCAAAGCACTTCCTGCGGGGGTTGTCCATGTAGGAGCACCCGTACCAGCAGAAGTTAGCACTTGACCTAATGTACCAGCAGCAGTGTATGCGTGCGCCGTACCTGTACCATAACCAACACCACCGGCAGTTGCAGTAGCTGTGCTATTTGTACCACCATTAGCAATTGGTAAAGTACCAGTCACGTTGGTAGTCAAATTTGCAAATGTTGTGGATGAAGTACCAGTTCCACCTTGACCAATACTCAACGGCGTTGTCAAACCAGTAATGCTTGTGGCCGAAATAGGTTTACCGGCAGTTAAGTTATCAATTGACACTTGTTTAGTTGTGCCCGATTGAACGATTGGCAGGACTTCGGAACCTGCAAGGGGGGTTGTTGCTGAGGGCAACTGGGAAATTTTTAAGTCAGCCATTTAATCACTCCAAAAGGATGTAGTCGCCATTTTCTTGAACAAGGTTCGCCCCAGATTCAGTCAGCAGATTATCTACTGCTGAACTATTGTCAATCGTGCCCGAAAAAAGCGTGGCGATGCCGCCAAGCCCGATTGCGACAGCGTTTCTGAGAGCGACCCCAAAACTCATCGGATGTTTACCGGTTTGCAGTAAATCGATCCACCTGCTGACACTTGGATCGCGCTAACGCGCCAAGGAGCACCTGTGCCTTCAGGCACAGTGAATGGAATCGGTGTGTATGCGGGAATTGGTGTGCTTGATGTGGTGGCTGTAACACCCTCGCCTACTAACACATAGCAGGGGGTCGTTGACCAAACCACAACGCCTTGAGGGCCAGCATTCCATGCGGAAGTCGAACCCGCTGTGCCAGTGTAGGCAACAGTTGCGGCGGGAAACACCGCGTCGGCTAGAGGTCTTAAAAGTTCCATACAGGCTCCTTATGCCTTAAATATACCATTATTCGTGATTATCACACAATGGTCAGAGTGTCTCATTTTTAACCAAAACCAAAATAAACATTGAGGAAACGGAGTTGTTGTTTGCACTGCCGATTGCAGTTGCCTCAACTGTGGTCTTTTCTGGAATTGCCAGTGGGTACTCAAACACATAGTTTGCGACACCATTGTTCAAGGTAGTGAGCGCCGCAGTCATGGGAATGTTGTTCAAATTACGGGTCAGTAAACGACCTTGAACTTGGGTTGAGCCGCTGGCTTGACCGGTAGAAAACAAACCTTGGGACATATACGCGGTGTACCCTGCTGGGACGGTGTAACTGCCCGTGGTTGTGTTGTTGTAGTCAAGTTTGATGATGTCGTATACGGTCGCAGGAACGCCCGCAGTTACAGTGCCTGTACCGATGTAGATGTCGCCTGCGGCAGAGTTGCCAGAGCCTGCGGTCGCCACATATGCGTAGTTGATGCGAAGCATCGCAGTGGTCATTGTGACGGCTGTTTGTCCGTTCAGCGTAACTGTCTCTGTGACTTCGTTGTAGTTTGCGTCCAATCCTTGAACGACGATTGTTCGCGCACCAGTGCCTGCGCTTGTGTCGTTTGCACTGGTTGAACTGACGGTCATCTGCAAAGCAGACGCAGGAAAGCTAATCAGGCTTTGCAAAGGCCAAACCGATACCTGAGTTTGATCAACATCAGAGTTGAATCCAAAAACAGTGACGTTGCGGTGCCCTTGTACTTGCCCACGAGACACCTGTAAAAAAAACTCTTCGTTTTTACCGTACTGGGTTTGGGAAACAAATCGTGTTGTCATGCTAAGAACTTCAATTTGTAAAGGGTGCTGAGATACAACTCAATGATCCCGTCGATCAGATTTTGAAGTGCAGAGTCCGACTTGTCAATAAACTCATAGCGCATCTTTTCAATGTCAGCCAATGAAGTTTCAAGAAACTCAATGATGTTGGTGGTCTTTTTGGCCGACATCAAAGAAATCGGACCGATCAGGCCATGACGCCCTTGATAGGCTTCCGCAAACCCGTCAGCCAACTCAATAATCTCGTCGTAAAACGTGTTCAATGCTGAGTGCTTGGCAAAGCTGCGGGTGTTGAGATGGACGCTGTGCGCCACATCTCGTGCCAAAAATAGTGTGCCTACAAAGTCGGCGCAGGTGCATTTACTCATACTGGTGTTCCCATCATTGCAGGTTGTGTTGGCATTTCGCTCATGTTTTCTTGCATAGGTTCACGTCCGGGCATTTCGCCAACAATGTCACCGCTGGTGATCATGCCGTGAACAGTGCCCATTACGATGTCTTGAATCTGCTCTGGCGACATGCTGGCTTGAACAGCGGAAATACGTTGCGTTTCAGCAGCATACGCCTTAACCATAGCCTCAAATTCCTTGATCTCGTTGGTACGAGCAATCTCAGAATTTCGCACGTTGTCGAGCATCCCGACCAATTGATCCATTTGTTGACTCATTGCTTGGATTTGCTGCTCGGCGGCCTGCAATTCTGGCGACTTTTGACCGTCGCTCAAAATCTGCGGATCGATTGTCTTCTTAAAGCGAGAAGCCATTTCTTGTGCGCCCGGCCAATCCATGTTCTTGACAAACAAGTCACCGGCCACTTTCCACAATTCAGGGTTGCCCTGCAACAATTGACCCATCGCCTCCAATGCCTCTTGACGCTTGGTGGCGTAACCGGGACCAGTGGTTGCCACGACATCGTACTTGCCCACGCCGGGGTTGTAGATTGTGTCAATCACGATGCCTTGGGCATCACGCACTTCACGCATTGGCACGGTTTGCTCGGGATCAATCTTCACCATCGATGTCTCGCCGTCTTCGCCAATGATTCGGGCAATACGGTTTGTATCGTAAATCTTGGGAATCAGATCGACCAGTTGACGAGCAATGTGACGCACAGCGCGGGTCAAGTTGTCACCGTAGTGGTATGTGCCCACGTCGCCTTCACGCTGGCGCGCCAAAATGGCCTTGCCGGAGCGTTCGTTGCCGCCTTGACCCAGCGATGCGTTGTACTGACCAGTCGTAGATTTGATGTCTTCGGATGCACCAGCTTTGGCTTGCAGCAAGCCGCTTGACGCCATTGGTGGCTGCGCGCGCTGTGGCAATGCCAAAGCGTTACCTTGACCATCGGTCACATCTGGGTTGACTTCCAAGTACGGCCAGTTGTTTGTGTTGGCCGTTTTCCACTTGTCTTCATAGCCTTCAAATTGACCACCGTAGCCAATGAACGGCGCTTTGGGAGCCAAGGCCAGCATCTCGGCTTCTTGCGAAACCCAGTAGTTGTACATGCGCTGGGCATCTTTGGCGTTACGCACCAAGCCAGACACATACAAGCGGCCATCGACTTCAAATTCGTTACCGACAACGCGAATCACGGGAATCCACTTACCGGCCCACTCATTTTGCTCAAGGATTTCGTAGCCGTTGATCTTGCAGTAGCGCACACGAGGACGATCTGCCTCGCGTGAACGCTTCGGCTTGCCGTAGGCGGCGCGCAACGATTTGTCTTCAGGTGTGCCCTCAAACGCAGTCGCGTTGCCGGGGTACAAATTGAGCGTTGCCTTGTCGTAGTCGATGTAATAGTAGTCAGCGATGCGGATTGTGTCTTCGTTCAGCCAATTTGAGATTGACTGGTCGCCAACGCCCAGCGACTGCAAAGTCGAGATGGGTGCAGCATCGGGATACATGCGCTCATAGTCATCTCTGGTCACATCTTCCGTGACAAAGCACCATTTGGCGTCTGCGCCAGTTGGGTCTTGAATCGTTGGGTCCATGTAGACCGAAAAGCTGTTGCGGACACGGCCAATTTTGATGTCTTGGTTGAATGTGTCGTCGTCGCAATACTCGGTCAGCAATCGCAAATAGCCTTCGCCGTAGGCGACTTGGTTTTCACAAGCTGTGTCATAGGCCACGTCGGCGTCCGAGATGTACTCGATGTGGCGAATCATGCCGTTGAAGATTTCGGCGACTTTGATGTCAGCCTTGTCGTCCACGGGGATCACTTTAGCGCCCGGGCGGTTCTGGCGCATGTCGTTTGTGACTTGGCGAACGTGCTGAGGCAGCTTGTTGATAGTCAGTGTGGGGCGCGCATTGATTGTTTGACCCTGCACTGCACCACGGGTAGCCAGCACATCGGCGGGCCACTGCCAATGGTTGTCAGGTGAACCGGCGTAGAAGCGCAGGTCGTCGATTTCGTCTTCACGCGACTCTGCAAGCGCAGAAACGGCCAAATCAAGGCGTGATCGGGCGGTCGATAGAATGTCAGATGCGCTATTCTTGGGCTTACCGCCCTCGGCCACCGCAGCAGCGGCGACCATTCCTGTTGGGTCACTCATGTTCCAAGACTCCTAAGATGTGGGGTTCACGCATGACAACGTATTCTTTGCCTTCGTGCTTAAATTCCTGACCCACGCCAAAGTATACGTTGTCACCCACCTTCACGTCCACACAATCTGGACCAATTGCAATCACAGTACCGGTTTCGCACTTGTCGCCCGGGGGAATGATGAACAATTCGTGCTTTTCAACATCGGGTTCGATGATGACGCAGTTTTGGTTGGCCTTGAGACTCATTTTTTACCTTTAGGTGCTGATTTAGCGGCTTCGCGCTTGACCGCATACGCGATGGCAACGGCCTGTTTGACGGGTTTGCCAGCGGCAACTTCGGCTTTCACGTTTTTGCGAAAGGCTTCGGGTGATTTTGATTTGACAAGTGGCATTTAGGACCCCATCCAAGAAGTTGCGACACCCGCACCACCGGCATATGCTCGGCGAACGGTGCGATCATTGTACTCACGATGTGCAACAGGGAAAGCAAAAGTTACGGCCAGCGCATCGGCAGCGTCCGGAGAGGCCAAACCACGCGCTTTCATCTCCTTTTTCCCCTCCAAAAAAATCGTGCCCGCCGAATTGGGCTTCTTCATGGGGCCAATCAGGTCGGCTTTTAGCTGCCGGTCCTGTGGAATCGAGGCTGTTTTGAGCCAATCTCGCATTGAACCCCACATTTCAGCGCGCTTGTTGCCCCACATGATCGGATTCTTTGACTTCCAAGCAAAGTTCACACCGCGCACCTTGTATCGCTGTTCGGTCAGCCTGTCAAGAATCCCATATCCAAGACCACCCTCGTCGATCACGGTCAAAACGGGCTTGTATTCCTCGATGGCGTCGATCACGTTGCCCACCGTGGTCATGGTGTCGTCGCCTTTGAAGCGTTTGATGGCGATCAGGTCACGCCCTTGGCGCACCACGATGACTGTGGAGTCCATACCACCGCGCGCTGGGTCCACACCAATCACAATCGGCGCGGTCAGGTCTTTGTACTTCTCGCGTTTGAACGCATCCTCGACCACCATTGGCGAAATGAACTGATCTTCCCCGCTCTTGGGAAACTCACCGTACACCTCGACTCGGGCTTGGTCGGAGTCTTCGCCGTATTCTTCGATGATCTTCTCGTAGACCTTCTTGTCTGTGCCTTCGACCGTGCGCGCATCGATCTGACGGCCTTTCCAAAAGTTCCGCTTGGCGTGGAAACACTCGAAAAAATACCCCGTGTTGCGACGGCCGTTACTAAACGCCAAAAAGTACCGGTCCAAGATGTTCTCTGTAAAGAAGCCGTCGGCCACTGACCAGATCGCATCGGGAATACCGGACGCCTCGTCAAAGATCACCATCATGCCGTCCATGTTGTGCGTACCGGCGTAGGCGTCTGGGTTCTCTTCGCTCCACAGCTTACCCTCGGCAGCCCAGTAGCGCGTACCCTTTTTGAGATCACGCTCGACGAGTTCGGTCAGCCACTGCGCGGGCACCAGCTTCGTGGCGCTGATCTCCCACCAGTGCGAGTTGATCGCCATCGTGGACCATTTGGTCAACTCACCCCAAGTGACCGTTCGCAACTGGTTCTCGCTGTTGGCCGAGACTGTGACAGTTGAGCCTATGCGAGTGGTGAGCATCCACAGAATTAGCCAAGACACCAGTGCCGACTTCCCGATCCCGCGCCCCGAGGCGATGGCTTCTTGAAGCGCCGACATCTCAAGCTGCCCCTTGTTGGCCTTGATGTGTTCCGAGATGTCCCGCAGCACTTGGCGTTGCCACTTCCTTGGCCCCGTGAACTTTTCAAGCGGTGTGCCGGCCACGCCCCAAGGGAACGCAAACAGCACGAACGACTCGAGGTCATCCTTCAACTGAAACGACCACAACTGGGCCATGAGCAGTTGTTCTTCTTCTGCCGAATATTTAGGCTTCTGCATTACACCGCCTCATAGGTCATCTCGAAGATGTCGGGCTTGCAGGGGTAGTGCTCACCTTTTATGCCAGTGATGATCCAATCGCCGGGTGTGACGATGTGCCCACCTTCAAGTGTTTTGACCCACCCATTCCCAAGACCTTCAGGATCATTTGCCCAAAATGCAGTTACAGCAGGATGGTCGCCCATCTTGAACCATTGCGTGGCCTCAATGACCACGGGCTTTTTACGATACTGTGCCATTACTCAATCTCCTTGGGTGTCGTGTCAATCACCTCGGCCTCAATCACACGAGTTCTGGCCTGTTCAAGCGCAGCCGTGATCGAGATGGTCCCACCGAAGTCAATCTGCTTGGTGTCGCCGTAGGTCTTTCTGTTGTCCGAGGCCATAAGCCACTTATATGTGTCCACGATCAGTTTGGATCGCTGCACGTCCTCGGCACTGTCCGATGCGACAGCATGTTCGATGATCTTGCCCGCCCACGCTTCGGTGCGAATTTCTTTGGCTTCTTTGTACAGGCTGTGGCGCTCGGGGTCTTTTTTGATCCACCGAAGGAATGCGCCGCTGTCGAGTTCTCGAAAGTCGTCATCAATCGCGGCTTGCAATGTGCTGCCCGAATAAATGCGTTCAAGGATTTTGGGGAACGCTGATTCAAATTGAACCAACGCGAGTGCTTTCACCTCACGAGATGGTTTGTGTGGCGCTGGGTCAGGCACGGTGAGCCAGTTGGGCAATACGAGTTCACTGGCTGTGGCCGTGCCTACGGAGTTGCTTTGTGTGTCCATAGTGGCGCTGAGTCTAGCATGTTTGGTGGGGAATGTGAAATAGATACACTGGGTCACTGGTTCTATGAAAAAATTAAAAATTTCCTCGTGGTACCACGCCGCCGTCATGGCCCCTTCGTCGGCCCTCGCCACCCCCACCCGGCCAGAATCCGGAATGCTTGGCGTGCCTGAGTCACGGCGTCGCAGAGCGCAGGATGCAAGCAAGTAACCCAGTGCATCACTGAATCCATTGGGTCAATGGTTCTTGTTACCGTGTTTCCGCAGTTATGCAGGGATGCGACACCATGACCCATTGGGTCTAACTAAACCTAGTCCATTGGGTCAATGTTGCGTGTGTTACTGCATTTCTGCAACGCTGCGCCAATGTGATTCCGCGCAGGCGAGGGTTTTGATCTACGACTTTTTAAAAAGCACAAGAAATCCCAGAATCCTAAAATCCTTATCCCTCTCTATAAGTCACAGTGTCACATCATTGCAGAATTGTGGTAACATGGAAACATTGACAAAAGGGGAACACAATGACACGCACAGAATTAGAGGACTTAGTTTGGGAGTTGCCAAGCATCAAAGCATCGGGCGTTGACTTCGACTTTATCGAAGGAATGACAGACACCGAGTTGCGCGACTTGTTGAAACCCGCGAAGCCCGAACCGGTGGAGATTGAAAAACCCGAAGAACCCGCAAAGGTTGCGAGAATCCGTTTCCCCGCGCCTCGTTGCGTTGCCTTCGAATATGTGGAGCGTGACGGGCGCTTGAAACGTTTGGAAACGTGGGAGCACCAGAATGCCGGTGGAACGTGGACAGACACAATCGAAGTGGTTTGCGGTGGGCGCGTGACATTCGAGGGGCGCGTGGTTTCCGCCTCGCTGGTTCTGCATTGGTTGCGAACTGGTGAACTAGTGAAACGTGCGCCACGGGCGAACGCAAAGCCGTTTCGCGCTTCGATTCGCGTGAGTGGGCGCGTGGTACACCTTGGCTACTTCGCAACGATTGCCGAATGTGACGCAGCGCGGGAAAAAGCCCGTTTCAATTTATCTTTGGGACTTAACCCAGTGGGTTAGGGAAAGCACCTACAAAATATTTGTTGACAATGTGCCCCAGTGGACAAATATGTGATACAATGGACACACTTTAAACAGTAACCCGTAAACGTAACCCACTGGAGAATTAACCATGAAACATTCAAACCACGCCCTGCACTATCTCGATCTTCGCCCCGCGCCGATTGAGCGCCGCGAACCCAGCCCGCTGATTGTCATTGCCGGTGCATTCGCCTTTGCCGCTTTGATGTACGCGCTGACTTTTCTCGCTTTTTGTCTGTAACCCGTAAACGTAACCCACTGGAGAATTTAATCATGAATGCAACAACTGAATTCAATATCGAAGCGCTGCCCGTTATCGTCACTTATGTGGCGTGTGTGCCTAGTAAATGGGGTGATGAACAAAAAACAATGGTTGATCAATGGCGCATTGTGATTGAGACAAAATCGGGTTATTGGTCTACCGATTATTGGACTGGTTTAGGCCTTCGCGAAACGATACGCGGAGCACGCGCTATGGTTATGCCTGAAAACCGATTTGTAAAAGGGAAATGGCAGGCGACAAAACCCGTGAAACCAAAAATTGCGGATGTGATGTATTCACTTTTCATGGATGCATCCGCAGCGGATGAAAATTTTCACGATTGGTGCGAAAACTTCGGGTATTCGTCAGATTCAATCAAGGCAATGAACACATATAAACAATGCCTTGAAATCGCCGTTGCATTGCGTAAACACTTCGACCCAGCGACACGCGCGGCGATTCAATCAGTAATTGAGGAGATGTAAACCATGAACATTCACACAATGACAATCGAAGAACGTGAACGCCTCGCTTATGCCGAGGGCTTTACGGAAACCGCGAAAGTATTGGCCGCGCTGGATGATGTGGAGCGCGAACGGGACGCCTTGACCGAAGAAGCTGAAAACCTAATCCCCGTTCGATATTTCGTGATTGACTATGAGTTAGAAGATGGCCCCGATCTGGTTGAAGTTGATCATTACGAATTCGTCAAGGCTGAAGGGCGCATAACCTATGAACGCCACACAATCCGCGAGAACGGGTGCAACCAGATTTGTTTAACCAAAGGGCTCGACTCATGAACCACACAGAATCGGAATACATCGAACAAGGGCGCAAATATGAACGCGCCACAAACCCAGACAAAGCCCGCGCGGTTGCCTACACCCTGCGGGCTATGTTATCCAGCGAACACCCCACGGATCAACCTGAGGCCCGCCGCTTGATCGAACAAGGCCGCCAAGAAGCCCGAAAGGTTGCCGCATGATCGTTGCCCTCGTTGCCGTTGCCGTTGCTTACCTAGTCGCAGTCACCCTCGACTTGTAAACCCTCGCCCACCACCCCCAGTTTCAACGCTGGGGGCTTTTTTGACCCTAACACTACCTAACCCCTATGACTACCAGAAAACCCCGCCAAAACGCCCAATTTGCCGCCCGTGTGCGAGCCATTGGCGAACGCCTCGGATTGAACGACACACAAACCGCTGAATATCTCGGCGTACCCATGCCCACAATTCGCAAGTGGCTGGCAGGCGAACGCGCACCCAGTTCGGCCACGATTCGTTTGCTTGACGTTTTGGATTTGATTTCCACATTGGCCCCCGCGATTCACGCGCACCTGATACCCGAGGCCAAAACAAAAACCAAACGAGTCAAGGCCATCGACCAAGTTTCAAAAGAGGTGCGCGAATGAACAATGCCCAATTACAAGAAGCCATCGACAAAGCGCGGGCGTGGTTGTTGCCGCAACTGGACTACAAATCCACCCCATCCAGCGACTTGAAGGATCACACAATTCAGCACCTCAAAGAACTGCAAAAGATTCAAACCACCCGCGCTGCCATGGCCTCACAACCAAAACTGATTAAGTCATGCCCATGAACCAGAAATGCCCATGGTGCGGAATTACCGACACCGCATTCAAAGAACTCGATGCAGCCTTGAACATCACCCTCGACAAGTCCGGCACTGTGGCCGTTGATCGTGACTATTTCTGGCAACCCATCGACACCTGCCCTCGTGGGGCAAAGGTGCAACTGCTAGGCCGTGGCGGTGTCGCCATGTACGGGACTTATCACGGCAAAGAAGATTTTTACACCCACTGGGCACCCCTGCCCAAACTGAAACGGATTGAGTCATGAGTAGCAACTGGCCCTTCCCACCGTGCCCGCCCATACCGTGGACACCCCAGCAGATCAAAGAATACATAGAACAACAACGACAACAACTACCTGAAAGCCCAATGTAATGTTTGAAATTGACTTTAACCCAAAGAAAAAAATTAGACCTTTGAAAAAAACAGAAATTGAACAAATGTTGAATTACTGTTGGTGGGCAGAGGAACAAGGCGATTTTTATGGCAATCAAAAGCAATTCCATAAACGTCACGACAACATCAAAGCATGGTTAGAGGATTGTTTAGAAAAGTTGGGCGGTTGATATGAGTAAGGAAGCACAGATTCTTGAGAAATTGACTTACGACAGTAAAACTGGCGTTTTTACATGGACAAACAAAGCGCCTAAGAAAGTTGCTGGCAAGGTTGCTAATGCAAAAGACAAACTAGGCTATGTTTGCTTGAAAATTGATGGAGTTATGTATAAGGCGCACAGATTAGCGTGGTTGTTTGTGCATGGTGTTATGCCATCTAAATACATTGACCACATCAATGGAAACCCATCTGATAACAGAATTGAAAACTTGCGTGACGTAAGCAATGCTGTAAATATTCAAAATGAACGAAAAGCAAGGTCAAACAACAAGTCTGGCTTTCTTGGTGTTAGTCCAAACGGTTGCAAGTGGCGAGCAGAAATTAGGGTTTGTGGAAAAAAAGTAAACCTTGGAACATATGTAACGCCGCAAGAGGCACATCAAGCCTATGTCAAAGCAAAACGTGAAATGCACGAAGGGGCAACTTTATGAGTGATTTAAAAACTGCAGCAACACTGGCGCTTGAGGCGTTGCACTTGGCTGTGCGTATAGAGCCATCGGATTCAATCCATGAATGTCCTGAGATGTTTCAAGGAGCTATTACAGCATTAAGAAACGAACTAGCCAAGCAAGAGCAGGATGAGCCTGTAGCGTGGCTAGATGAAGAAAAGAAAATAATCTACTGGCATAACACGCATGAAACTGATGACTATCACGGGTTTAAGCGTACAACTCCTCTCTACACCAAACCACAAC